CCCCAACCCACAGGTAAGTCCCAATCTCATTGGTGAGCGCCAGCCCATCCGAGACCGTCACGTCAGCTAGGGCGGGCAGCGCTCCGAAGTCGGAGACCATGGCGTCGATCAGGTCCGGGACGAGCTCGAACGACACGTCGCCGCCCGCGCTCTTCGTCATGAGCACGCGGCCGGACGACGACGCGACCCCCGAGCCGTAACGGTAGGCGGGGGAGTCGTTGACGTTCTTGACGAAGTTCAGCGACTCCGAAAGGAACTCGTACGACTTGTCGACCACGACGGGCGTGCCGTAGGTGGTCTCCTTCTTGATGGTGAGGGCGACGTCTTGGGCGTTGCTCATGTGGGTTGGCCTTTCAGATTCTGGCGGTAAAGGTGATACGGAACGTCAACAGCGCGACCGCGCCATCACGGGTTTGGCCTTGTTCGAGTCGATGGTTTGCGAAGCTCAACCACAGGACGCCAGGAACGCCGAGCGTTTTGGATTCGCGTAGCCGCGTTTGAATGGCGCCGGCCACCCGGTACACCTCGTCGCGGACATCCTTCGGGTTGCCGTCGCCGGTGATCGACTCGACAGAAAGGGTGATGCCGCCCTCTTCGTTGCGGGCCTGCGCAGTCGCATGCGGCCACGCCTGGTCGGCGTCCGCCGAAGCGGTCTTCATGCCGTCCGGATCGTCCACCCCAACCCACAGGTAAGTCCCAATCTCATTGGTGAGCGCCAGCCCATCCGAGACCGTCACGTCAGCTAGGGCGGGCAGCGCTCCGAAGTCGGAGACCATGGCGTCGATCAGGTCCGGGACTACACTCGTGCGGCTCACGCGAACCCCAGCGGTGCTAGCGCGTACGGGGCGGCCAGCGATTCAGCCTGCCGTGGCCACAGCCACGCGGACCCGGGTGCCTCGCCCGGGTCGCCGCCGGCGCGCTGGTTCCCCAACTGGGTCCGCCACAAATGTCGGGCCAGCTCGAAGCCGGCCGCCACCAAATCGGCGGGAATGTCTCCGTGCGCCCACCCCGACGAATACGTGAGAGTGCACACGGGGACCGGCAGGCCGTCCGTACGGGCCACAAGCTGCCCATCCGGGTCCAACGTCGCAGCATCCATCGTGGAGCCGTCAGCGGGCACCACAGCCGTAACTGCGGCCACCCTGTACGGCAACATCGCCGTATGCGTCGCCGCGCGCACCCGGAACGACAGGCCCTCCTCCAACAGGACAGGCCCGCACCGGGTGCGGACCGCCGCGACCGCAGCCGCGACCGCCCGAACAAAATTGTCGGTAGCGAGCCCTCCGCCCGCCGACCCCTTCACCCCACAAAACGAGGCAATGTCCGAGTAATCACCCTGCGGTGACAGAAACGTGTCAGCCACGGCGCCGCGTCTCCACCTTGGACGTGTCCGCGGTCGCGGTCTCCAGCACAGGGACAGCCCACGCCAGCCCGGCCGCCACCAAGTGTTCGGCCTCCGCCTCAGGCAGGTCCACAGTCTTGCCAGCCCGCGGCCACTCCACACCGTCACGGGTGCCACTGATGTTCGCCAGCATCTTGATCGTTGCCACGTCGAGACTCCTTTCCCGGTCCGAACGGCCGAAGGGGCCGGCGTCAGCCAGCCCCTTCGGGGTACCGCTCTATGTATTCAGCGGCCAGTCTGAGGAGATCTGGCCTGTCACGCATGTACCCGATCCCCTGGTTGCACCTCGTGCAAAGCAGTGCGCGCACCACGCCCGTGCTGTGGTCGTGGTCGACATGCAATCGGCTCGCCGCCCTGACCCCGTCTGGGGGTGGCGCCTCGCCACAGATAGCGCAGAGGCCGCCCTGCGTGGCGAGCATCGCCCGATACGCATCTGGCGTGAGCCCGTACTGCGCGAGGTTCTGCCGGAGGTTGATCTCGCGGCGTGCCGGATTGTTGCCGACGCGCCTGACCGCGTTCTTGCGTTCACGCACCTCGGGCCTTGCCTGCCGTGCCCTCGTGGACGCCACGATGTGCGCCTGTCGGTCACGGCATGGCCGCGAGCATGCAGCCTGATTGTCTCGGTAGGGGGTGAACATCCCCCCACACGTCACGCATGCGCGTGGGGGGATGTTCCTTGTCGCTTCTCGCTTGCCGGCCATGCCCTGATTCTATCAGACGGCGTAGCCAACTAGTAAGAATCAGGGTACGTGCTATGCAGCATTCCCGACGAAAAGCTTGATGGCCCCCGTCTGGTCGGCAGTCACGCCGTCCGCGCGGATGACCGCACGGAACGCCACCTGGTCGGTGTCGAACTTGAAGTCGTCCGACCGCTCGAACCGGACGCCGCCGGCCATGCGCACGAAGTACGCCGAGAAGTCGCCGAACGCGACCGACTTGGCGCCGAGGGCGACCGCGGCGACGTTCGGGTCGGTCTGGATCGGCTTGCCCAGGAACGAGTCCGGCTGACCGACGATCGCGGCGGGCTCGAACAGGTACCGGCCCGCGCCGTCCTTCAGCTTGCGGATCGCGCCCAGAGTGGCGTCCTTGACCAGCCAGCCCGCAGAGACGCTGTTGCGGTACGGCGCGATGACCGAGAACATCAGGTCGATCAGGTTGTCGGCGCTGAACGCGCCGCTGACGGCCGCCGCACCCGTGACGCCGGTCGTCGCCGACGTGATGACGCCGGTCGGCTGACCGACACCGGACCCGGTGACCAGGTGTGCACCGAGGGACAGGCCCACGTTGCGACCCGCGACGCGAGAGATGAACCCGGCGAGGTCGAACGCGGAGTCGTCGATCAGCTCGCGGGACACGAGGACCAACTGCCCGTACTTGTAGGCGCCCAGCGAGCGCTGCGCGAACGCGGGGTCGGTGCCTGCGATGGCCGCGGCCTCGGCGTAGGGGCCACCGGCCGCGCCGTAGCTCGTGGTCACGGGGACCTGCAGGGTCTCCCCGCCGGTCGTGTTGATGATGGTCGGGTTGAGCTGCAGGAGCCCGGACGAGTCGATCATGTGCTCGACCAGCCGGTCGTAAAACAGGGTCGGGACGGTCGCGCCGCCGGTTGCAGCCGCACCCTTGGCGAGCGCGCGGGACTCCAGCGCCTTGCCGAAGTCGCGGGCACTGACGTTCACCTCAGTGATGCGCCGCTTGGCGAGGTCGCGGAACTGGTCGGTCAGGTCGCCGGCGCCGGGCTGGCCGTCGACGGACTGGATGCCGATGGACCGCAGGGACTCCGCAATGTCCTTGTCGGTCTGGTCGCGCTCGACCATGCGGTCGATGCGGGCGCGCAGCGACGTCAGGTCGCCGGTCATCTTGTCGTAGGAGCCCTGCTCCTCGGCGGACAGGTCGCGGTTCGCGGCCTCGGCAGTGTCGAGCAGCGCCTTGGCCTGCGCCCAAATGTTCTGGCGCTGCTCGATGAGGGTCTTGATTTCGGACATGGTAAAGCGGCCCCTTTCGGACGTGCTTCGGTTTCTGTGAGTGGGTTGTTTTTCCGGGTGCGTTGCGCGCTGCCCGAAAGGGGTACTACGAGGCCAACAGGTCAAGCCTGCGGGCCAACCCCGCCAAGGTCGGGTGCGTTGCGCGCTGCCCTTCCTCAGGGGTGGACTCGGGGGGAGTAGCCGCCGCCCTGCTCGCCTCCAGCGAACGCGCAGCGACAGAGGTGTCCAGGTAGGCGGGCGAATTCACGGGGGCAACGTCGACCAGTTGCACAGCGCGGAGCGTCCGCAGTGGGAACCCCTGCTCAGTGACACCCCACTCGTCTTCAATCGTGCGGAACGCGAACGAAGACCACTTCACGTCACCACGCTCAGCCAGCGCCCTGAAGTCCCGCCCGGCCGACGTGTCCGGCAGGTCCACCTCATACAGCAGGCCCGTCCCATCAACAGACAGCCGCAGCGTCCCCGCCCACGTCGTGCCCAACAGCATCGCGTCGGAATGGTTACCGCGCGCCATCACCGGCAGACCGTCAGCCAGCGACTTCGTGAACGCGGCAGGATCAACCTGCTCCACGAACCCGCCCAAGTTCTGCGAATGCCGGTTGAACACCGCCGCATACCCGGCAAGCACCCCCAGCCCCGACGTGCCCGCGCGCAACTCCACAGCATGCGCAGCAGTACGAATCTCCAGTTCACGTTCCATTACTTGCCTCCGGTCGTCTCAGGGGTGGTCGCCGGGGCCGCCGACTTCCGGTAGAGGTTCTGCCACTCGTTGATTTCATCGGGAGTCAGCGGCGGCTTGTCCTCGAGCGCGCGGCCCTCGCCGATCGTCTCCATGCCCGTACGCAACCCAATCTCGTGGGCCTGCATGCGGGCCATGATGTCCGGCCGGATCAGCGCGTCCATGTTCGCCTTCACATACTGGGGGCGCGGCAGGACCGACGTAAGCGCCGCCTCGAACCGGCGAACCCACGGGAGCAACGCCCGCCGGTTCCGGTTCTGCTGGTTCATTTCCAGCGTGGAATAGGTGAGCGAACCGCCCGCCGACTCCCCGCCAATATCCTCAGGCTGCACCCGGTAGATAGCCGCGATCTCCGTAGCCCCGGCCCGGATCGTTTCCAAGAACCTGATGTCGTCGGTGGGGACATCCAGCCCCGTCCACTCCCAGTCGTTGCCGGTAACGAAGATGTCGCGGCCAGCAACCGACTGCTTGAACTTCGCCTTGACGACGGCCGCGGCACCCTCGGGGAGGACCTTCTGCGTGTTACGCAGGACGCCAGGCGGCATGACTCCGGCCTCGAACAGCGCCGCCGCGTACTGCTGGGCCTTGATGCTCTTACCGAACTGGAGCCGGAACAGGGAAGTCGGGGACAGCCCCTTGACCGAACCGGGCAGCACGGGACCGGGAACGTAGATGTACTCGGTCACCGGCCGCTCATCCAGCAGGAACCGCGGGGTCGCCCCGGTCTCGTCAATCCTGACGCGCGACGGGTGCGCCCACCGCGCGACGGACGGCGCGCCGGACTCCCACTTCAGGATCGGAGCGAACGCGAACCCCCAAAGCGCCGCCGAGGTGACCGCCTGGTTCATCCACGGGATGAAGCCCATGCCGTTACCGGCCGGGTCCGTGAGTAGCTTCGGCTGCCGCGCGAGCTTCTCGCCCCAGCCTGCGCCGCTATCTCGGTAGCAGTGCCACGGCATTACCGACACGTCGTCAGCAATGCCCGTCACGGCGGAGTACAGCGGGATGAGCCGCAGCGGGTCCGACGATTCTGTCGGCAGGGCCGCCCCCCACAGTTCGGAGTAGGAGATGGATCGAGACTCGACGCCGCCACGACCTCCACGGAACAAGCTCACGAGCGGCCCCGCTTCCGGTCGATGAGGTAGGACAGCAGCAGCACGAGCACGCCGGCCGACGCCAACGCCAGGGCAACCGACCACGGCCACACCAGCACGGCCACCGCGAGAATCAGCAGGAGGGCTCCCGCGAGATCGAGCGCATCGGTCAGCACGGCGCCCCCCTATCCGATCGAATCCATCACGTCGTAGTCGTTCAGTGCTGCAGTCACGGCCCACATGGCGGCCTTCACAGCGTCCGCGCGCTCCTTGGAAACCACCCGCACGCCATCCACACCATCGGCGACACGCATCGCCAACGCCTGCTCGGTCAGCAACCCGGAGCGGCCATGCCGGAAGCTCGACTCCTTGATGGCCTGCGCGAACTCCGCCGCCACCTGCCGCACCGAACCGGACCGCGACTCCACCATCAGGCCCGCCTCGTCCCAGGCGACATGAGTCGCCAGCGACGAACCAACCAGCACCTGGCCACGGCAGCCCGTAGCAGCCACCGCGGCAGCCGCCGTGGGCACGTCCGGGTGATCGGCCACCGACACGACCACGCCATCGTCGGTGTCCCACGCCTGGGCCACCGACACGCCGAGATCGAACCATGCCTCCACCGCCACCACATCAGGCGGCGCGTCGGGGACCGGGGACGACATAGCCCGCCACACCTCGGAGTCGACCACCGGCCGCCCGACCTGCTTCCGCTCCCGCAGGTGCCAAATGTTCAGGAACTGCGACTCGAACCCGCGCATCGGGTCCGGGTCGTCAAACTCCTTGTCCTGCTCACCCGCAAGCGCCTTCTTGTACTTCGCCGCAATCATCTTGAGCCGATTCGGCGTCCAGTGCGGGCTAGCAGCTCGCCACACGAGCGGACTCGACGGATCACTGCCAGCCGGCGCCGCCCACAACAACAGCAGCGTCTCCGGGTCCTCCATCGACATCGCCGCTGCGATCTCGGAACGCATCATGGACGTTGCGCGGCGGTGGGCCGTCGACGTCAGCGACACCTGCGCCGACTGCCGTTCCAGCGCCGCAGGCTCCAGCCCCTCGTTCACGGTGTCCGGCTTCACGTCCCAGCCCTCGTCGACCAGGCCGAGGCACACGTCGTAGCCGTACACGGCGTCCTGCGCCTTGACCATCCACCGATCCTCGGTAGGAGTCTCGATCGCTTCCTTGCCGTTGCCGCGGGTGACGGTCCACTCGCGCGACTCAGCCCAGCGCCACGCGCCGCGCTGGATCTCACGACAGATCGCCACGTCCGAGCCAGTGTGGATGACCGTTTGCACCTCACCGAAGAGATCGGCGCCGAACTCCATGCGCCAGACCGTCACCCCGCGCATCCCGTAGGACTTGCCCGAACGTCTGGGGGCGCTCTCGACCTTCTTGCCGAAGCACAGCGTTCCATCCTCGCGGTGCTCAAGCTGGCGGACGGTGCTCAGTCGCTGCCACCAGCGGAGCTTGCAACGGAACTGCCGCTCAATCCACGCGACCGCCGGCCCCGTCGTGTGCGTGCAGCCCGACCACCCGTAGGAGCACGCCGCGTCATCAGGGACGGGCGACATCATCAGCGGCGGCGTGGCATCCTCAGGCACATCAGCGAGGTCAGCCAGCCACGGGACATCGCGCATGGCGTCCGGGTCCCACGCCAGCCGCTCGTCTGGGTGGCTTCCAAGGGGCGCGCTGAT